TATTAATATTAAAGCAAGTACGCAACACTTGTAAATAGGCGAGTATCACACAATTTACTAGGTTTTTATACATTCGTCAATCGCTGATGTTAAAGTCAGCGCCTATTTTTATCTCTTCTACAGTGACATTTACGTCTCTTCGTATATGTTCTGCTTTAGTATCTGTATTAGCATTCTGTACATCTGCTAATGCTTCTGCATCTGACATATACTCTTGGCCTGTCTCTGTATTGGTTAAAGTTACTTCACATTTAGGTGTAATTACTGGTACTTTTTTACCATTAATTGTTTCATACCTAACCGAAGCTTCTGTTTCTATAAACGGCATTATCTGTCCTCTCTGTTTATTTCTAATATAGATGCAATAACATCTACATTACCACTACTTGCTTGTACTTTTAATATTTCACTTTCTAACATAATTAAAGGTTCACTTAATATTTGTTCTTTTTGATTAGCACTTAAATTAATATCATTATCTACTACAAATGCTGTGCCTGCTGCATTAGTCAATGTTGCTTTAACAACTGCTGCACCACCATTATCTTCTACTACTAAAATAGATTTTACAATAGCTCTTGAGTTTGAAGGCACTGTGTACAAAGTTGTATTGTCAGTGTTAGTTAAACTTACTTTATCATTTTTATATATATTTGCCATTTTATCCTAATCCAAAAAAAGTAAATCGTTCTTGGTCTTCTTTAAGTTGTGTTAAATATGTAGAATTTAATTGTTCTATAATTGTATTTAACGCTCTGTTAATCTGTCTTTGGTTATCTTCACTATATTCTTTTTTAGGTTCTGGTAATCTTACTACTACTTTAGCCATTATCCTCTTCTCCCATCAGGTTGTAAATCTACTTGAAATGTACCAAATCTCCAAGACTCACCTACACCTGTGTTTTCTATTTTTATATTTGCATATCTTCCTCGAGCTCTAGTGTCAACTTTTAAAGTGCTTGAAGTAATTGTAAAAGGACTTAATGCAGTTTGTATATCATCTTGTGATGGAAAATCTTTAATAGATAAAGTTACCTGATTGTTACCTGTTAAAACTTTAAAGTTTGGTAAAAATCTTCTCATAGCTAAAAAGACCTCTGCTTGATCTGGTTGTAATGAAAAACTAAATGATTGAATAAAAGAGGTCAACGCTGTTATACTACCATCTGGATTGACTTGATCAGTTCCTGTTTCGTGTTCAAATAATACACTATTACCTAATCCTGTTTCTCCTATGATTACAGGAAAACTACCTGTGCCTGAACTATTATAAGCTGTTGCGTATGGTTTTGGATATACTAGTGAATCAATCCAAGTTGTTCTTATAGAATTTGTATTTGTGCCTGTATACCAATTACCCATAGGCAATTGTGCATTGTTTTGTCCGTAGTTGTAAACCACATATCTATTATTAAAATCAGATCCTGCTGTTGGATACCACCAAGTTACTTCTGTAAATAGATTATTGATACCTGCGCATACTTGTTGACCTTTTGTTGTATCAATATTACCCATCCAATATGCAACACCATCAATTTCTATTGCTGCATTTTTACCAATCAATCCGCAGTTTGTACCAACCTGTTCAAATCCAAAAGTAAAAGGTGCACCTACAAATTTCATTGTGTATAATGCATTGTCAGTCCAAATCAAAATATTTTCTTTTGCAACCAAACCCCCCATAATTTTTGTACCATCTTGAATTCTTTGTGTGCCTGCAGTATTAGTTGCTTCAACAGTATATTCATTAATACTTTCATCTGCAGAGAATCTTATAAACATATCATCTTGTGTTGATGGAGTTCCAACGGTTGTTTCTGTTCCAAGATGAATTAAGTGACGTGTTGTTGGTGAAATAAGTGTAACTCTTGTAGCTGTTGGATTATTTGTAGTTTCAAATCCTGATGTGCTAGTAGAAGCTCTTGTTGATAATCTTGCAGCAATAGAAGAATCCCAAGTAAATGTTTTACCATTTGCAATAGTTGCAACCAATACATCACCAAAATTACTTAAAGACCAAAGTCCTGGTTCAAGTGTGATAGTACCCGCATCTACTGCATCTCCCCATCCAGAAAACTCTGTAGCATTTGTAACTGTTGCTGCTGTTGAATGTGCTTGACCGTTTGATGTTCCGGTAGTTGCTGTGCCTTTTGCACCTCTAGTAATACCTAAAAATTGTGTAGAACTTTTTGATGTATATGTAATTAATTCGTTAGCTATTGCAATTGT